GGAAATCTATAAACATTAATATTACTGGGCTGAGTAGTTCTGTGAGTAGTGCTGAGACGGTCGATGCAGAATTTGAAGAATTAGAATAGAACAACGGACGAAAGCAGCTCCTACCTGTGAGTAGTCCCCCTAAAGACGTTACAGGAGAAGCCTTTTGAAACCTTTATTACTTTTAGCTTTGTTGTCCACTACAGCCTTTGCAGCCACTGATGGCTCTTTAGATGGCACAGCCTCTACAGGAACAGTAGATGTTAACGTAGCTGTTACAGAGCTAGTTAGAGTGTCTTTCCCTAACGGAGATATAGACATTCCTTTCAGCACTACAACCACCACCCCAATAACTGAAGAGTTCTGTATATACACTAATGCAGCAGATGGAGGAGTTGGCGTAGCTATTAGTGTAGCTAACAACCCTGCTGGGGTTAATCAGTCAGCAGCTTTATTTGGTGGTGGAAGCAGCATAAACTACAGCTTTGACTTTGAAACTATTGGAGGAGCTACATTAGCTTCTAACATTAACGAGAATGGAATGGCTGAGATAGCTACAGCGACAGCTAACACAACCTCTGCCTCCTGTGCAGGTGGTAATAGCCATCAGTTTGTTGTTACAGTGTTACATACAGACATGGCTGCAGCGCCTGTGGGGTCTTATAGTGACACCATTACAGTGGTTATAGAGCCAGCTCTTTAGATTAAACAATGGGTGAAAGCAGCTCCGACCTGTGAGTAGCCCACCTAATCCCGTCGGAGGGGCTTATGAAGATGTGCAACACTTGTAGTACAGAGAAAGAACTAGATTGCTTTCACAGACATCCACATGGTAGTCAAGGGAGACAGACGAAGTGTAAGGAGTGTATGACAGCATACGAACAAGACCCATTAGTTAAGGCTAGAAGAAACGAGAGGCTAAGGAAGAGCAGGTCTACTAAGATGTCAACTAGAGCAGGGTTAATGAGGCACTCCTCTATTAAAGGAGCCAAACAGAGAGGGCTTGAGTACACACTGACAAAGGCTTGGTATAAGGAGAGACTAGACGCAGGGGTTTGTGAAGTGACAGGAATACCCTTTGTGTTTGACCCAGACACTTGTAAGCACACCAGCATAACCAAACGAGATAGACGACTAAATCCTTTCTCACCCTCCGTAGATAGAAAAGACTCTACTAAGGGATACACAGAAGATAATTGTATAATGACTTGTTATATGTACAACCTTTGCAAGCAGAGCTTTACAGACGAAGCTATAGTTATATTCGCAGAGAAATTTCTGGAAAATAATAAATGAGTGATGCTAACCTCTCCGTCGAGCTTCTTCCTTGGCAGCAGAATGTCTTTAAAGATGATACACGCTTTAAAGTGATCGCCGCAGGGAGACGTACAGGTAAGTCTATGCTGGCTTGTTGGACGCTGATACTTAAAGCACTGAGCAAAGATGGCTGTGATGTTTTTTATGTAGCGCCTACTCAAGCTCAAGCAAGAGATATTTTGTGGAAGATGCTGCATAATTTAGCAGCCCCTGTGATAGAAAGCAGTCATATTAATAACATGCAAGTTAAGCTGATTAATGGCTCTACTGTCCATCTTCGTGGTGCAGATCGTCCTGACAATATGCGAGGGGTTAGTCTCTACTACCTAGTGCTTGACGAGTGGGCAGACCAGAAGCCCGAAGTGTGGGAAGAAGTGTTAAGACCTGCCTTGGCAGACCAACAAGGACACGCACTATTTATAGGAACCCCAAAATCTAGAAACCACTTCTACGAGATTTACAAGTATGCAGAGCTAGGGGACGATGAGGATTGGAAAGCATGGCACTTTACTAGCTTTGACAACCCACTCATCCCTAAGAAGGAAATAGAAGACGCAAAGAAAAGCATGTCTTCTTACGCTTTTAGACAAGAGTTTATGGCTTCCTTTGAAGCGAGAGGCTCTGAGATGTTTAAGGAAGAATGGATGAAGTTCAGCCCTACGTGTCCTTTTGAGGGTGGGGAATACTATATAGCGATAGATTTAGCAGGTTTCCAAGAGACTGCTAAGAAGAAGACTAAGAAATCCAGACTAGACAACTCTTCTATATGCGTTACGAAGGTGAGCACAGAGGGTTGGTATGTCGAGGACATCATCTATGGAAGGTGGACTCTTGATGAGACAGTTAGGAAGATATTCCAAGCGGTGCAGGATTATAGACCTGTCAGGGTAGGCATAGAGAGAGGCATAGCTAAGCAAGCTGTAATGTCACCGCTAACTGATGTGATGAGAAGCAGGAATGTATTCTTTAATATCGAGGATTTAACACACGGGAATAAGAACAAAACAGATCGCATAATGTGGTCTTTGCAGGGCAGGTTTGAACACGGTAACATCGTTATTAAGTCTGATCAGGACTGGACTGTGGCTCTAATGGATGAGTTATTCCAGTTCCCTGATAATCTTACCCATGACGACTTAGTAGATTCTCTCAGCTACATAGATCAATTAGCCGTGGTTACTTATAATGATTTTGCCTTTGAAGACGACTACACACCTCTTGACTACGAAAGTGGCTACTAGCACTAAATACTAACAATTGCACAGGACACGATAGACCCATGATTGACGACACTTCCATTGAAACTGTAGAGTCTTGGATATTAAACAAGACACAGGCTTGGCGCTCGCATTACGAAACCAACTACGCTGACAAGCATGAAGAATACAATCGCACTTGGCGAGGAATCTGGGCAGACGAAGACAAGACTCGGCAGAGCGAGAGAAGCCGTCTAATCAGCCCAGCGACACAGCAAGCTGTAGAATCTTCAGTAGCCGAGATTGAAGAAGCCACCTTTGGAAGAGGCCGTTGGTTTGACATTGAAGACGACGACACAGACAATGGTGATATTGTCTCTCTTCGTGAACAGCTCTATGCAGACTCTAAGAAGACTAAGACGAGAAAAGCGGTAGCAGAGTGTTTAATGAATGCTGCTGTCTATGGTACAGGCATTGGGGAGATTGTTATTGAGACAATCAAAGAGAGCGCCCCAGCCCGACAGCCTATTATGGACGGAGCTTTAGAGGCTGTTGGTGTGACGATACAGGAACGTACAGTGTGTCGTCTACGTCCTATTATGCCTAAGAACTTCCTCATAGACCCTATAGCCACCTCTATTGAAGAAGCTATTGGTGTTGCTATTGAAGAATATGTACCTGAACACACTGTGGAGATGTTACAAGAAAAAGGTGTCTATGACGCAGATGCTGTCATCACCAACTCCACTGTAGCGGACTTAGAAATCACTCCTGACAGAGAACTCACCTCAGTTTATACAGAAGGGAAAGTTAAGCTCCTTAAATACTACGGCTTAGTTCCTAGACATCTGCTCAACCCTGTAGGGGAAGATGAAGAGGTTGTACAGCTCACTGAGAGTGAAGACGATAGCTACTATGTAGAAGCTGTGGTTGTTATTGCTAACGATGGTGTGCTTCTCAAGTCTGAAGAAAACCCCTACATGATGCAAGACCGCCCAGTGGTGGCATTCCCTTGGGATGTAGTGCCTAGCCAGTTCTGGGGCAGAGGTATATGTGAAAAAGCCTACAACTCCCAGAAGGCTCTAGACGCTGAGTTAAGGGCAAGAACAGACGCCCTAGCACTCACAGTAAGCCCTATGATGGCTATGGACGCTACACGGCTTCCTAGAGGGGCTAGGCCGGAAGTTAGAGCTGGGAAGACGCTGCTTACTAACGGTGCTCCTCAAGAAATTATCATGCCCTTTAAGTTTGGCTCTGTAGATCAGATCACCTTTGCACAGGCTGCACAGCTTGAACGTATGGTGCAGAGTGCTACAGGCGCTGTAGACAGTGCAGGTATTGCTGGTAACATTAACGGTGAAGCCACAGCCGCTGGCATCTCTATGTCTCTAGGGGCTATTATCAAGCGTCAGAAGCGCACTCTCATCAACTTCCAAGAGAGCTTCGTAATCCCCTACATCACTAAGGTGGCTCACCGATATATGCAGTATGAGCCTGAAACCTATGCAACACAAGACTACACCTTTAACGCCTCTAGCTCTTTAGGCATTGTAGCCCGTGAGTATGAAGTGTCACAGCTTGTGCAGCTCCTACAAACGATGGAACGAGGAAGTCCTGAATACCTTGCAATCCTGAGCAGCACTGTAGACAATATGAACCTGTCTAACAGAGAAGACATTATGAAAGTGTTACAAGAGTCTGCACAGCCTTCTGAAGAAGAGACTGCTGCTGCACAGGCTGCACAACAGGCTGCACAGGCTTTCCAAGAGAGTCAAACAGCTACGTTGAATGCACAGGCTGCTGAGAGCAACGCAAGAGCTGCTAAGTATAACGCAGAGACACAAGCAATCCCTGCTAACTTCCAGCTAGATGTTTATGAAGCTGAAACCAAAGCAGCCGCTGATGAGGTAGACCGGAAGTTTAAGCAGCGTGAGACTGTTGGTAAGCTCCTTCTACAAGAGAACAAAGGCAAAGGAGCTATGCAATAGTGACTACGTTTGAACAGCTCTTATCAACTACAGCGTGGACTGAGGTGCTATCAGGAGGCTCTGCAATCTACTTCGACCAACTAGGCCGTAATAGGGTTGATGTGTTGTTTACAGACACCGCTTCAACTCCTTCTGCTACAACCTCTGGCAATGCGATAGAGCCTCAGAAGGATGAGTGGGACTTCTTCGCTACAGGGCTTGTTGCTGGGACACAGCGTATCTGGGCAAAGGCTCAACAGTCTGCTGTAACGATTAGAGGCATAAGATGAATAAGGGCTATAGTGTAGAATCCAAAGCCTCTATAAATAGCGACGGTTACGCGGACGTAACACAGCACGCACACCCTGATAACGGCTGGGTACACTTCCACTCTGGAGACATTACAGCTAGTCAAGACTTTATACTTGTAGACATTTCTGATACCACTAATTACCCTCACACGCTCACTACATACTGCCACCTAGAGTGGTTACGACTTGAGGTTGATTCTAGTAACACAGGGGATTACACTGTTGAGGTAGGGTTTCTAAATAATGTTGACGGGACAGATGGGGACTTCTACTCAATCTCTAACGTAAATGGATCTAAACAGGCTGGGAACACTAAAGAGGTAAGCTACCCTTTCTATCCTAATGGGCCTAGATGCACCATAGGAAGTACAGTTTCAAGTGATAGTTCCTTAAATGACACAGCATTTCAGACAGACGTTAACCTAGCCTCTACTATAGACCCTTCTACAGCAGACGTACCAAGCGGGACAGGAGACCTAGTTCTTAGGGTGACACGAAACGCAGGAACTATAGTTGTTGCTGTTGATATAAGCTACCACACCCACTAATTTACATAAAAGTGAATAAATAGCTTGACATTTGAATAAAAGTATGATATAATATACTATATAGTAAAGAATAAGTCTTTATTAACAACTAATCATCCCCTCAATAGGATAATATGATGACACCAGAACTAGAAACATACTTCAACAACTATGCAGACTTATTCAGCACTGAAGGTTGGCAGCAGCTCATAGAAGATATGAAGAGAGACGCAGCTCTTATAAACGTAGTAGAGTTTACTAAAGACGCTGAAGACCTTTACACCCGAAAGGGGCAGCTCACTGTGATGGCTTCCATCCTTAACTTAGAAAACACAATAAAGCTCTCCAGAGAACAAGCTGAGGAGCCAGAAGCAGAGTCTGAATAATGGCTATGCTATATGACTTTCGATGTCCTACAGGGACAGTGACAGAACTCTTCGTCAAGTCTGATGAGTTTTCTGTTTCCTGTCCTTGCTGTGGCGAAGAAGCGGGTAGGCTTATACCGTCCCCTCGAAGTGTTCTAGAACCATTCTCAGGCGACTTTGTTGGCGCTACAGACATATGGTGCAAACACAGAG